GATGGTTGCCTGGTCTTTCAACAGGTCAGCCTCGATTCTGGCGACTCGATAGGTGGCGTTGATGGCAACCCATCCATGTGAGATGACCACCGGCACGGTGTCACCGATAAGGAGATCGCCGATGATGCCGGCCCCGGGCAGGGTGGTGACCTCGAGGATCTCGGGTCGGGCGGCGACGAGGAGACGTTCGGCGGCCCGCTCGTCGAGCTGGCCAATTGTGGTGTTGTCGGGGGCTTGTTCGACGATCTCCATGGTGAACGCCCCGCCGAGGAGAGAGGCGTCGGTGGCGCCGCCTTCGGGTCGGTCGGGACCGTCGCCGGGGCCGAGGATGACTACGGACGATGCTGCCTGTTCCAGGTCCCATGACCACGAGTAGTCGGCCACGTTCACGTCGAGTTCCAACGTCGTCCCGTACAGCGACCCTTTGCGGGGCGCGTAGGTGGTGAAGGTGCGGGTCGTCGCGGTGATAGCGATGTCGATGTCGACGACACCTTGCCGGACGTATTCCATGATCGCGTCGAGGACGTTGCGGTGTTCGGCGAATTGAAACGCGATCTGGCGGAGCGCACCGGTGGCGGACCCGGCGGTGTCGATGTTCACGTCAGATTTGCCGTGGCTGAAGTCGAACGGGGCCCGGTCTTGGGCGTAGTCGACAATTCCTGCGACGATGTCGGCCACGTCCTCGCCCGGCGGCGGGTAGCCGAACGACAGGGATTCCATGAAGGTGAGGGTGGCCAGATCAAAGTAGGCCACACCGTGCGGCGCGGCGAGAAACACTTCGACCGTGTCGCCTTCCTGCACGAATGGCACCCCGGTCTCCAAGTGGTACCACTGGTCTCTCGGCGTGTCATCGTCGATGGTCGATTCGAGACCCGACCCCGACTGGCCGGCCCGGGTCTTGGCGCCGGTGGCTGCGGCGGTATGGACGAGCACCAAGCCGAGCTGTTCGGCGTGGGAGCCCACCCAGTCGGCGGCGGTGATCCACACCTCGACGGCCGCGGTGAGGAAGTCGCCGCCGGGATAGCCGCCGGCGGGGTGGGTCCATGATTGGCTGGCGTACCCGGCCACATCATCGACCGTGCCGGTCAGTTTGAGCGACTTCGCTCCTTCGACCACGAAGGCCAGGTCGGTGTTGACCGCGTGGGTGCTGCCATCATCAAGGAACCCCCATCCGGTCGTACCGGATTCGAAGTCGCCGTTGGTGAGTTCGTTAACCCGGTCAGCGCGGCCCAGGAACCGGTGGCCGAAATACCACAACAACCCTGCACACTGCCATGTCGTTTCGTGCAGACCGGCCTGGGGGCGGACGATCGGCCCCCACCAGATCGGGTCGGTCCCACCCTGGTAGAAGATCTGCACCTCACGGCCCGGGACCATGAGGGCGGCGTCAGAGTCGTTCGTCGCCAACGTGATCTCGGCTGCCCCGGGCCCGTTCAACTCCCACGAGACTCTGCCGACCACCGCCTCGTCGACAGTGCCGAACGAACTGCCCGCCTGATCGACGACCCTCACCTCGTACTGAAGCGTCATGTCTTCGTCGGGTTCGCGGCAAACAGCGGGATCTCGAACTCGACGGTCCGCGGCCCGACCGGCTTCACCCGCAACCCATCAGCGAGCCGCACAGTCAGCGTCTTGCTTGACCCGGGTGATGGTTCGGCGACGGTGAGGGTGGCGTCGGTCCCGGGGGTGATACAAGCTTCGAGTTTGTTGCGGACCCGCCACACCGTCGCCTCGGAGGACGCGATGGCGTGGCCGACGATCGACAGGGACCGGCCCTTGTACCGGCCGTGGGCGATGACCGCACCGGCCGAGAGCGGCTTGTCGACCGTGACGAGCTCGACCGGGGCACCGGTCCAGCCGGGCAGATCCCGGACGGTGAACCGGTCGCCGTCGGCGTCGGCGGCGGCGCTGGCTGCCCGGAACGTGATCGACCCGAGAGTGACCGTGGCGCTGGCCATCAGTTGAGCGCCCAGATCATCTGCCGGGCGAGCTGCGACTCGTCGACCGGATGGGCGTTGTTGATCGTCACGTTGTTGTTCACGACACCACCGGAAACGGTCGGGGCGAGGCCGCCGAGGAGCCCCCCGCCGGTGCTTATCGGGCTGCGGTACCCGGGGCCAGGGTCGATCTCCCTGCCCGCGAAAATCCCGCCGCCCGGCCCGGTCGTGCCCAACACCGGGTTCCGTTCCCCCGGGCCTGGATCCAGCGCGCTGATGATCGGGGCGAGGAACGCGAACTGTTCGGGGTTCAATCTCAACAGCCCCTCCAGTTCTTCCCTGAGGTCTTGCACCATCTGGGCGTTGGCGCCGATCGCTGCCCCCTCGGCGGCGAAGGCGGCGACGTTCTCGTAGCTGCGTTTCCCGACGTTGTAGGTGGCCTCTTCGACGGCCACCTTGGCCGCGGCGACGGCCAGGTTGGCGTCAGCGAGTTTCTGTTGGAACTCGGGATCACCAGCCTGCGCCTTAGCGAGGTCATGAGCAGCATCCTGGGCCCGCTCGCTGGCGGACGCCGCCGTGTCCTGAGCGTCGGCCAGACCCTCAGCCGCCTCAGCCAGTACATCGTTCGAGGAGTCCGTCCCGAGGATCGCCGCTGCTGCTGCGGCCTCGTTGTATTCCTTCTGGGCTTTGGCGACGCCCCGGTTGGCGTCAGCGACGGAACGGGTCGCATCAGCCAGGGAACGGCGGGCGGCAGCGACTTTCTCCTCGTCGACCGCCCCTTCCTTGACCAGCTTGTTGTAGTCGGCGGTGGCCTTGGCGAGCCCCCGATCGGCGTCAGCAACAGCTCGCTTGGCCGATTCGTAGCTCCGTTCGGCGTCGGTGGCGCTGAAGATCGTTTTCTTGAGGGCCTCGACTTTGTCTGCCTGCTCGGCCATCTCGGCGGTCGCCACAGCCGCCGCTATCGCCAGATCCCCTTCGTCCCCTGCGAGCGCGTGGACAGCTAACGAGATTCCCTTGATGGACATGCCGACAGGGTTGAACTGGAGGAGGTCGCCGATGACGCGGCCGACAATCCCGCCGCCGCCGGTGTGGGCAGCGTCGGTCACGTTCGTCATGGCGATGGCCACGTCGGTGAGGAACGGGACGAGCGCCTCCCCTGCCGCGACCTTGACCCCTTTTAACGCCTCGCCGAGCTCGCGGGTAGCAACCGCATACTCCCTGGCCTTTTCGAGCTGTTCCTGGTTGAAGATCAGCCCGTGTTTGCCTGCTGCGGCGAAGATCGCTTCGAGTTGCTCGCGGGTCTTACCGAGCAGTGGGATGAGGGCCTGGCCCTGCTTGGCCCCGAACGCCGCGACGAGAACCCCCGTCTTCTTCGTCTGGTCGCCGGTGGACTTGTAGGCGTCACCGACGTTGAGGATCGTCCCGACCAGATCGACATAGCCGGTCTTGGTGCGGGCGATGACGATACCGCTGTCAGCGAACGCCTTCTTTCCCGTCCCGATGTTCGCCGCCAGCTTGAACACGGCGTTACCCGCAGCCTGGGAGTCGATGCCGAGGATGTGGAACGCCGCGACGAGTTTCGAGGCCTCTTCGGCGGACGCCCCGGAGACCCGCTGGAAGGCACGGATCTCGGCCGTGACCTCCTGAAATGCGCTGACACCATCCACCGCGAACTTCGCGATGGCTGTCGCCGCCGCGGCGGCAGCGACAGCGATCCCTCCCTTGAGAAGGTTCGATGCGGTCTTCCCGGCGATCCCGAAACGGGCCATGCCTTTGGCTCCGCCGTCAGCCCCCGCCCCCGCCTCTTTTGCGGCGGCACCGACCTTCTTGAATTCGGCGATGGCTTTCCCGGCGTTCGCTTCAACAATGATCGCCAGTCGTTCTTGAAACGAAGCCACGGTTAGCCCGCCTTATTCAGCCGCGATGATGAGGAGCTGGAGGTCCCGGATCCGTTGGCGGCGGGTGACGTCGGGTGCCCATCCGTAGGGAGGGCGGGAGAACCAGACGACGTAGTTGTCGAAGGTCCGCCCTCCGCTTTTGGGAGCCCGTCCTCGAACACGTCCGGGAGGTCATCGTCGACCCATTCGACGGCCGCCATGGCCGACTGGATCGTGAACGCAGCGAGGAGCAGTTCCACGCCGGCGGGATCGTGGTCGCGGGTGAGGAACACCCGGGCGGTCGCCCGGAACTCCGCGGACGACCGGACCGGGTTGAGTTCCAACCACGTCTTCGCACACTCCTTCTCGAGCTGGTCCGACTCCTCGAGGGAGAGGCTGTGCGTGTTGTAGACCTTCCCGGAGAGGGTCAGTTCGAAAGGCATCAGGTCTACCCGGTCTTGGTCCACGAGTTGCTTGCCGACCACGAACCGGACACCGCCGCCGCACCGCCGTTGTCGACGTCGATCTTCATATCGAACGTGGCGTACCCAGAGAAGTAGGTACCGGGAGCGGTGTTGTCCGGATAGACATAGCACTTTCGCGCTATGCCATCCGACGCGGCAGTGAATAATTGTGGGGTGGCCGTGTCGTACCATCCGGCGAAGTCGCCGCTGGTGTCGGGCATCCCGGCGACATACACCTTGTTGGTGTCACCAAAGGCGGTCACGTCGATCTTGTCGACGGTGAAGTTGATGGAGAACTTGTTGAGGTACGGGATGGGGGTCGCCAGGGCCGAGCCGGTCAGGTCAACGTACATTGCTCCATGACGCCCAGAAATTCTTGCCACGTTCAGTTTCCTGTCTGTTGGGCGCCGGCGAGCTCGAGGAGCCGCCGGGCGTTGCGGGTAAAGGTGAACGGTTCGATCGCCGCCCGCGACGCCGCAGCCGCGGCGGCACGTTCCTCATGGTGGCTGAGATACCACCGCAACTGTTCTTCGAAGTCGGCTGGGCCGGTGAAGGTGGGCAGCATCGGGAGGACCTCGTCGCCTTCGCCGCGAGCCTCCCGGAGGAAGAAGCAGCCGGTGGCGGCCAGTTCGATTTCCCGGGGGGACATAGCCCATCCGGTGGTGGTGCCGCCTTCGGTGGTCTCTTTGCGGTACAGGTTCGCCGATGCTTTGGTGGACTGGTAGAGGGTGGCGGCCTGGTCGTTGGGGCAGCAGGCGTCGAGGTCGTGGGCCACGAATTTCCGGAGGGGCGATTCTTCGCCGAGGGTTTGCCAGGCACCGGCGAACGCGGCGTCGATCCCCGTCCAGTTGACCTGTTCGAAGAACCCGACCCTCGAAGCGAAGCCGGTGCCGACAAACGCGAAATCGGAGGCGGCGTCGGGGGTGGGTGGTGCGGGCCGGTGGATGTCGGGGTCGTAGGCGTGGGGCAGGTAGGTGGTGTTGGGGTTGACGGCCCGGAACTGGTCGAGGTTCGTCGGGTCGTTCAGGATCACGATGTCGGCCAGGGCAGCCCTGGGGAGTTCCCGGTCGGTCTCGTACGGCTCCTCGGAACAGACAAGGACAACCTTGTGGCCCCGGGCCCGCATGAGGCCGTACAGGTCGGCGGGGACGTAGAACCCGGAGATGATCACGACAAGGTCGGGCCAGAATTCGTAGCAGGCGTCCTCGATGCCTTTGGCGGCCAGGCGGACCGCCCCTTCCCCATCGAACGCCGGGGTCCAGCGGCGTCCACGTTTGACGTGGGCGGCGGCGTAGAACGCCAGCCGGTCAGCGAAATTGAAATCGACCACCTCACAGCCCGCGGCCCGTAAACCTTTGACCCAGCCGCGGGCCATGTCCGCCGGCGAGAAATCCATGCCCGGCTGCACCACAAGCACCCTCACCGGTAGGCCTTGGCGATGGTCTGCGCCATGGCGGCCGCCCCCGCCCGGTGCGCGGCGGGGCCGGCAGCAGCCACACCTTTGGCCCACGGATGCTTCCCCTTGGTCCCCTTGACGTTGGCGAACGCCCGCACACCCACACCGGGGATGACCACCAGCCGCTTCTTGGCCCGCCCACCACGTACTTTGGGTGTGCGGTGCGCCTTGGTGTCCCGTTCGATCAGATGGAACGGGCCCGTCGCCCGGACCAGCGCATGTTTCCCGACAAGGTCGTAGCGGACCCCGACCTTCGCCCCTTTCTTCCCGACACCCCGGAGTTTCCCGTTGTTGACACCGGCGGCGCCGAGCTGGGTTTGCACCGATGTCTTGACGGCTTTGGCGGCGAAGATGACCATGTTCCGTTCGAAGTGGCGGAGCCCGTCTTCCATCTTCGCTGTTTTCTCCAGGAAGGTGAGGAGGCTGTCAGCCATCAGGATGAGGTGAGGACTGTGAGGTTGAGTGTGACGGTGCCGTACATGGCGTCGCCGACGGTGGCGGTGCCGTATTCGGCCCAGGTGTCAACGGTCACGACCGCCGCCCCGGCAGTCAGTTCGAGGGCGTCAACCATGGAACCGGTGGCGCCGACCGAGAGATACGAGTCGAGGGCGTCCTGGGCCGACGGCCAGTCGGCACACTGGACCAGGACCGTCACCTCAACCTGGATGTCACCGGAGCCCCGCTCGAATGTGGCGTGGACCAGCCCCGACTTCGGCTGCACGATCGCACACGGCACTTCCGGTTTGGCCGGCACGGTGTCGTAGGTGGTGAGGCCGCCGATGGTGGCGAGCCTCGCTTTGAGGTCGTCCCGGATCGTGGCCAGGTTCATCAGGCGACGGAGATGGGACGGTAGGGGTCGAGGAGCATTTCGACGTCGGCGTCTTCGGTGCGGGACAGGCGGACTGGGCCGAAGTCGCCGAACCCGGCGATCCCCTGCGGGCTGTCCTTCCGGTGGAACAGCCGGGATGCCTTGATGAGACAGGCTTGGATGACCGGGGCGGGAATGGCAGGCCAGCCCCACAGGGCGGTGATCTGGACTCGTGCCGGTCGGGCCGACGTGGCGGCGAGGAACGTGTACGAGCCGGTGGCTTGGATCGACGTCCATGGTGTGGCTTCGGGGAAGGCGTAGGCGGCGTTGATGGGGAGGAGCTGGTAGTCGCCGGCGGCCCAAGTGGTGGCGAACGTGCCGTCGCTGCCGGTGTCGGTTTTGATGACTAGGTCGGTGATGCTGCCGATGCCGTCGGGTAGGTCGAGGATGGTCGACCCGTCACCAGTGAACAGGCGGGGCACGGCGACGGTGTCGACCCAGAAGCGGCGGCCGCAGTAGTTGTCGATCGACCGGGACGCCGAGTTGAGCACCTGGGTCAGCATCAGGTCGTACGTGCTGACGGAGATCCCGAGGTACGCCTTGAGGGTGGCGAGGTCGGTGTAGGCGTCGGCCAGGGCCGGGACGGGCGGGTCGGGAACGAGGACCGGCATCAGCCATCACCTCTCTCACAGTGACGTCGGGGGCTCGGCGGGCCGATCAATATCGAGGGCTGCTCTGGCGGAGTGTGTGGGGTCACGGTGCCGCCGTCGCCGGAAGGAAGGTCACGTAGGCACTCATCCCGCACGAAAGGGCTGTCGGGTGGTCATGTTGGATAGCGGCGAGGAAGGACTCCCCGGCAGCTACGAAATAGGCGACTGAAACCGTCCCGCCGGGAGTTAACCCGGCAGGCCCGATCGGGAAGCTCGAAGAAGAAGAGGCGCCGCCCGCATCTGCTTCCACGAAAAGGAACTCGGCCGCTCCCAGTCCCTCGGCATAGGCACTCAGGGTCACCGTGTATAGACCGTCTTCGACCGCCGTGGGGGCTTGTGGGTCGGTCAGATCGAGGATGCCTTCATCGCCGCTGAAATGCGCCCAGGAGAACTCGAACCATTCAGGATCGACCGCCAGGGCAGTTCCACTGTCTTGCTTGTATCGTGCCCGCTTTACCGCCGCTACTGATGCGCCGGACTGTTCGCCGGCAGGCGCGAACACATCGGCCGGGTGGCTCTCCGTTGTGTATCCGGCTTTCACCCACCGCAGATCCACCCGAGCCGGCGCAGCCAGGTAGAACTCGACTTCCCCCTGGGCGTTGGCCGTGACCGGGTTGGCGAGCGTCGTCGCACCGCTGTCGGCGGCGTAGATCGTCTCGGCGATCGGGGTGGTCGTCCCAGCCTGGTACACGTTGACGGCCGCCGAAGGAACCGGCCGGCCGTTCGTGTCGGTAGCGACCTCGAAGTAGCGGGCCCTCGCCATCAGTCAGGTTTCCTCGCCAGGGCGTACACGTCGCCCCTGTCTTCGTGAACCGTGATCTCGGTGTCTTTCCATCCGACCAGCCAGCGGGCCAGCAAGTCGACGTCAACGTTGCGGTAGTACTCGCCGGCCCGCAGCGGCCCGCCATCCACAGCAGAGTGGGCGGCCCGAGGGGGGCAGGCCGCCGTCAGGATGAACAGGCCGCCGGGGTGGAGCGAACCCCAAGCGGTAGCCACAAACCCGTCAGGGTCCGGGACATGCTCGAGGACCTCGCAGCACACCACAGCGTCATACCGGTCGTCGGGCCGGTAGGTCGTGGCGTCGGCCACCACATCGACCCCGGGGCCCGGCACGATATCCACCGACACGTACTGCGCCCCGGGAAAATAGGGGCGCACGCTTCCGTTGATGTTCAACCCGCCGAGCTCGAGCACCGATCCGAACGGGCCGAGACGGGCAGCGGTCAGCGCCACGAACGAAGCCGCTTCGATGTGCATCACACCACCTGGGCGAAGCACACCCCGCGAGGTGTGCGGAGGAACAACGGCCGGAGGTTGGGGAGCGCCGCGATCTGGGCTCCGAGGGTCCCCATGTGGGCCCCGGTGTCGTGGAACCCGACAAACGACCCCGGGGCCATCCGCGAATAGAACCGTTGGAATTCGGGGACCCGCAGATCGAGCAGCGAATCGAACCAGGCGAACCCGATCGGCCCGTCCGGGTCGAACTCCAGGGAACTGCCGCAGATGACCCGGACCGGGAGCCCCTCACAGCGGCGGGTAGCGATCGCCGCCCGGTCCGGGTCGATCTCGATGGTGTCAAGCCGGCCATGCCCGTTGCGGACCAGCGCCTCACCGATCGCCTGCGCCGTGTTCCCGCAGAACGTTCCGGTCTCCACCACATACTCCGGTTGCAGCGCCCGCACCCAAGCGGCCACGAACTCGGTCACTTCGAGTTCGGTGGACTGCTCGTCGGTCGCAGTCCACAAGGCCGGGTTGGCACACTCGGCGTGGGGTGGGGTGAACTTCGATTCGCGGACCACACCGGCCGGGAGCACACCCGGCGGGAGCTGCGCCTCGTAGGTATCCCGATCCAGGAAGATCCCGCCCTTGTCATGTGTGGTGCCAACCCCGGTGTGGACGAACACGGGGATGTCGACGGCGGCGAGCCGCACGCAGAACGACAGGTCTTCGGAGAAGGTGGGGCCGGCGGGGTGGGTGACCGGGTCGAACCAGTGGTCGCCGTACTTCTTGCGGACGGTGTCGAGGGCGTTGCGGTGAACGAGCATGCAGGCGGCGCCGGTGGCCGACACTTCCATCAGGGTGTCGGCGGGCAGCTCGAGGATCGACCGGAACCCAACCTCGGTGTCTGTTTCCACCCAGTCGTACGCGGCCGGAACGATCACATACTTCTGGCCGTGGAACACGCCGGGGCGCTCGTTGCGCAGAGCGAAGCACAGGCCGCCGACCACAGGGCGGGTGTCAGGGTCAGCCGCTTCGAGCAGGTCGTCGACCGTGGTCGGGGCGAACCCCATGTCGGAATCGATCATCCACAGCCATTCGCAATCGGTGGCGTCGAGGAACTTCTCCACGATCTCGTTGCGGCCGGCGACGAGGCCGCCGGCGGCGCAGAACTTTGGGAGCTGATTGATCAGCCGATGCTGGCCGATCGTCGCGTCGACCAGATACAGCTCGGTGAGCGACATGCCGAAACACGCCGACCATTCCCCGGGGTGGAGGAACCCGACGGCGACCGTTCCCGGGTTCACTCCGGTGTCTTCCTCGGCCGGCCAGGCCGCCGTTTCTCACCGGGCCCGGCGGTGGCCTGTTCGATCTGGACGGCCTCGATGATCCCGGCGGTGGTGTCGCGGGGAACGAACGCCCACGGGTAGGCCTTGACGAGCGGGTCGGCTGGGTCGTAGTCGATGGCCGGGTCGAGGGCGACCATCAGGCCGGGGACGTCGGGGTGACGGACGATGACCGGCTCAGTCGGATGGGGCATCAGACACTCTCCTTGAAGCACTTACGCTTGGCCATGTCGATCCTTTCGAGACAAGGGTCGGCCAAGCCCCCGGCGCTTCGGTGAGCGCCGGGGGCGTTTGTGCCGAAGTTCTACGCCGTGGTCTTATCGACGAGCAATCTGAACGCGTTCACATTTGTCACGTCGGAGCCGTTGCGCCAGGTGGCGTACCAGCCGCGCCGACCGTCGGGCAGGTTGGTCGTCGTGTTGAACAGGTGCGGGATGTACTCAACACTCATGCCGCCCGGACGATCCACAATTACGAATTGCGAGAAGTCCCCAACCAACACTTCCTGGTCGAGAGCGGTGGTCGTCTGGGCTGACGGGGCATCGTCGGATTCGATCAGCGGGTGGCCGAGGATCATGCCGGCGGTGCCTTCACGGAGGTCGCCGGAGTAGCTGGCGGAGATCGCCGTGCCGAGAGCCTTGATGGCCAGGCTGTACACCGGGTTCGCCACCCACGACGAGCCGTTGCGGTATCGGGCGGGGACCCCGGCGTAGACGGCGTGGATGTCGACAAGGCCGATACCCGCCGCAGTGGTGGACACGACCCGGCTGGCGGTGACTGCGGCGACGGCGGTGAACACACCCTTGGGTTCGGTGGTGCCCGCGCCGGTGGCGTGGGCTGCGCCTTCGAGGCGGTCCTTGGCGTCGGCGAACATCATGAGCAGATCACCGGCGAGGTTGGCGATGTCTTCCGAGGCGGAGATCGACGCCTGCACGAACGCCTGCGCTCTGATCGTGGGAATCGACGGCTGCCCGAACGACGGGCTGTCATCGCTGACTTCGACGATTTCACCGTCCCAGGAGGCGGTGACGCCGGCGGAGGTGATCCCGTTCCATGCGGGTTGGCCGTCGGTGAGGGTGACGACCCGGGCGATCTTGCGGATTTCGTTGGTCGACAGGGCCGACGTCAGGATGATGGTCGGGTCGAGGTGGATGGGGAGGAGGAACTTGCCGTTGGCGTTGGTGGTCACACCGAGGACGGTGCGCTCTTCGGGGGTGAGGGCGAACTCGCGGTGGGTGAAGACCTTGGCCCAGGCGGAGGCGTACTCGTCGGTGGAACGGACGAGGACGCTTCGGGCCCAGTCCCGGTCGGAGCTGTGCCGCTTGAGGAGCGACCGGACGTGACCCATGTTGTCGGCATCGACCTTGTCCTCGAGGGCCCGGGTGGCGGCGTCAGCGAGCTGCTTCGGGGTGGCCGTGCGGTCCTCCATGATTTCCATGGGGTCACGGTCACGGTTCACGTTCGGCGGGGTGTACCGGGCCCCGTCGCCGTGCTCGGCGCCGCCGGGGCGGGTGAGCGAGTCGGCCACGCTGTTGCGGGCCTCCATGACGCTGATCTTGGAGCGGGTGTCCTCGAGGGTGACGACGAGGCCATCCCATTCGGCCTGCTCGGTCTCGTCGAGGGAACGGGCCTCTGCGGCGGTGTGCATTTCGTGCATCCTGGCTTCGGTGGAGGCGAGGAGAGCACGGAGCTGTTCGAGGTTCATGCTGCGTCCTTTCTGAACGCGAGGGAGCGGAGGAACGCTGAGCGTTCGCCCGGGGTTGCTCCCGAGGTGCCCGGTTGGGCTGCGTCAGGGTCCTGCCCCGCCGAGGTGCCCGGTTGGGCTGCGTCGGCTGGTCCTGCGATCTCGGCGCGAAGGTCGGCGAGGAGCTGGTCGCGTTCACCGGCAACCAGATCGGCGAGGAGGGTGCGGACACCAACCGTCGTCGCTTCGTAGGCGGGGAACACCACCGGGCCGAGCTCGAACAGTTCGACCTCGTTGATGGTCCGCAGCGGGGTGTCTCCCGACTCGTCCCATTCTTCGCGCAGTACCCGGAACCGGAACGACATCCCATCGATGGCCCCGGAAGCGATGGCCTGGCGGATCGGTTCGACCCGGGCGTTGTCATGCATCCGGGCCCGGACGAACAGGCCGTGCTTGTCTTCTCTGAGTTCCTCGACGGCGCCGATGGGGACGGAACCGGTGGCGGCGTCGCGGCCATGGTCGAACTGGAGGACGGGTTTGCGGGTCTTGATCGTCTTGGAGAACGCGCCTCGGGCGATCACCTCGTCGAATTTCCCTTCCCACGAATCGATGCGGGTCGGTTCGTCGAACACGGCGCCGTACCCCTCGAGGGTGAACCCGTCGCCGGGCGTATCGGCCCGCATTTCGAACGTGACGGCGCGGCAGAGAAGGCTCTTGGGTGGGTTCATTCTGTTCTCCCGAGGAGGAGGGCGGAGACGGCGAGCAGGATGACCCGGTCGTCTTCTCGAGGGTCGCCCGTGTGGGTTTGGAGAGAGGTACGGACGAGACCCGAGGCGACGCCGGAGCGGGCCTGTATGCCGCCGGCGATGCCGGTGCGGGCCTGGCCGGTGGCCACGCCGGCGCAGCGGGCGGAGAGGATGGTGGCCAGGCTGCTGCGATGTTCACCTTCGGCGCCCCAGGTGGTCGCCGTGACTTTGAGGCGAAGGGTTGCCCGGCCCTTGCGGCGCCCGGCAGGTTGGGCTGGGTGGGCAGGAGACCAGACAGGGCTGCCCGAGACGGGAGTTGGTGCGGGCGATGCGACTTCGGTGTCGGCGTAGCCGCCGGCGTACCCCCCGGCGTAAGCCACCGGTCAGCGCTGTCCGGGGTGGCTCCCCGCCCCGGAGGAGAAGGGCCGTGCGGACCCCGTTCCCGGGGCGGGGAGTTCATCCACCGTACCGCTCCGTAACTGGCTCATCCCCGGCGAACTGTGCGGGCGGGTCACGTCTTCACCGGGACCGGTTCCCGGCCGTTCCGCACCGGCTCGACAGCCGGTTCCGGGTCGGGTACCTGGATGATCTGGTACAGGTCAGCGATGAACTTGAGCATGGCGAGCGCCTGGTCCTTGTTCATACGACCGCCGCCGTCCCGTTCTTGACCGTCGTGCCGTCGGCGTATTTCACCTTGAAGGCCAGCATGCCGGTCGCCTCGTTGATCCAGAACGAGATCTGGGAGGCAATCAGGTCAGCATCGGCCGGGGCAGTGGCCGGGCCGCCGAGGTGAAGACGCTTGGCGCCGATGTTCACCTGATTGGTGGTTGTGGTTGAAACGCCCTGGCCGATGGCCGTGGCGTTGGAATGGGCGGCGAGAGCGGTACGGCCGAGAGCGATAGCGTCAGCGGCTGAGGCGGATGCTCCGGCCACGGACGCGTCGCCGCCGCCGATCGCGACCGACGACGCCCCGGTCGCTTTCGCTCCGTTGCTGGTCCCGGTCTGCGAGCTGGCCCCGATGGCAATCGCACACAAGCCTTGTGCCAAGGCTGCTCCGGTGGCGATCC